TTAGCTTGCTTGTGAGGCGGATTCTGACGTCGTTTCGTTAACTGATTGCGCATTACTATCTAAATTAGCCGCTAACGATGACGCTAAAGTGGCTGCTGAACTAGCCGTGACCGTGTCACCAACTGCCGCCGCGCTAGCCGCTTGACTATAAGCCGCCACTACCGCCTGTGACGCTTGGGCTTCGGCTTGACTAGCCGCTGCTGAGTTAGCTGCTTCAATCTTAGCTTGAGCTTCTGCCAAAGCTTCCACGACCGTTTGTTCCGTATAAGCTAACGTGCTCGACTTGGTTTTGATCGTATTGCCGGTATCTTCCAAAATAGAATTATCCGTAATTGCCCCGACAAAAGCTAGGATTGCCCCCACGGCGGTAATCACTAACACAACTGCATTAGCGTCAATCTTAACACCAAAAAAGACCGTTGCGACAGCTAAGCCAATAATCAACACGGACCCGATAATCTGGGCCCAATAAGCGGGCTTCTTGTAGTTAGCTTTGAGTGTTGCCTGAATTACATTTAAAAATTTTGTCATTATTTTTCCCTCCTAAAGGAACTTTTCCGCGATGTAAATAACTAACGTGACGAGCACGCCACTAACCAAGACACCGATCAACCAATTTTGAATGGTCGTCACGCGGTCAATTTGATGGCTGGCTTCAATGGACTTGGCCAGCGCCTTGTCAGCTTTGTCGCCAATATCGTCAACTTGATTCAGCTTTTCTTCGATGTTCTCAACTTTCGTTTTGGTGGCAGCCACATCCTTTTGAATATCCATTAATAACTTAGTTGTATCGTCGTATTGTGCCATCAGTAGACCACCCGCTTCCCGTAGTCATGACCATTAGTGACACCTAACTTGATAAATCCATACAGACCATTTGAACGGGTGTAACGGGCCCAGACATAGTCGTGTTCAATAATGACCGCATTATAAATTACACTCTCACCCTTATGATAAGTAGCAACTTGACGTACCTTGTCTGAATCCGTGTAGCGAACAGCTAGTGTCCGATTAGGATAGAACACCCCTCGCTGATTGTATTTAACGACCTTAAAGGTGGCCTTCTTAGCTGCCTGAGCCTTCTTAACGTTGGTTTGAGCTTGTTTCTTACTAGCAGTTGTATAGCCTGATTTAGTAATGCCCGTTAAATCGACATTGCCGTCTAATCCACCGGATTTATACGTACTAGTGAATTGGAAGATAGCCACGCCGTCCATGCTAGGGAACCAGTTATAATCAGGGCTAGTTCTAACTAGATAGTCCGGATATTCAGCTAGCCACAGGCAAGTACCATAGGCACGTACAATGGCACTCACATTAACATGTGCACTTAGATAGGCCTTACCACCATAAAGCATTGGGGTATAGCCGTACGCCTTAATTAACTTAAATTGAGCTTTAATGACATTAGTGTTAGCTGTCACACTATTAGAAGCACCGTCCTCATAGTCTAGTGCGACAATACTACCCTTGGGTGTCTTAACACGTGGCAAGTAATAGGCCATCATCGCCTTGGCATTGGTCATATTGCCACCAACCCCGTCCCATAAATAGGTGTGCACCCGTTTACCAGCCTGTTGAGCCGATTTAACTTGGCTAGCATAAGTGGTCTGCGGGATATTAGTACCGCCATAAAAGCCGCCCGCCTGTGAGAGCACGAACTTATCGGTGCTATAGCCGAATGTCCCACTATTACTGTTATACTTAGACCAGTCGACCCCTTGGTCACGGCTAGTTGAAGCCTGACTGTTTAAATTGACCATTAAAAAGGCCATAAAAATGGCGCCCACCGTTAAGATGAGTGCCTTTAACTTGTGCTTATTCAATTGTCTACCTCCTAATTTAATATGTCTTCTGGTGCTGGGCTCCAGTCAGTTGCTACACTACCCTTTTCCAACTTTAAATGACTTAGGGTTCCAATCCCAGAACCAGAAAATTGGATATATCCATTAGCATAGCCAATGCTTGTTATATTTTTCGGCACTACAAATGTTGAAAATATTCTGCCAGAGCCTGAACTATTCATAGAAGAATTAGCGTAATACCAAGGGCCAAAATATAATGTTTTACTGTCTGCAACTATTCGTGATTCCCAACCCATACGATTTTGGTGAATTCCTGCGACAAATCCTTGATATTTATAATCAACTGAGATTGTTACAGTTTCTCCTTCTAGTCCTTGAAAGAGAGATAGAAAATCATCGTTAGTTTCATTTGAAAGATACCCAGAAGTGTTTTGACCAGTTATAGTTTTATTCGCAGTGCCTGTTAATAAATTCTGCCCATAAATCTTAACACCGCTTTTATAAACAGCATCAACCACCTTGCCATCTTTAATCCACGTACCATGTGTTATATCTGCCATTAAAATCACCCCTGAATCACATACAATCCGGTTTTGTCGGTTAGTGCATCATACTCTGCTTGGGTGGCCACATTGATTTTATTTTTAGTTTCAAAAGTTTTCATTTCTGCAATCAAGCCATCAAGTGCAACCGTTGTAATCGTGCTACCATTGGCACTTTGAATGTTATTGGTAATGGTAAACCCGGTTGACCCATCACTAGGGTAGATTGACGTCCCGGTACTATCAACCACCCATACTTCAATGACATAGCTACCAGCTGGTAAACTATTCATCAAGTCAGCATTAAAGGTAACGGTAACTTGACCAGTTGTGGGGTCCGTTAAACTAGCTGGGTCAACTGTGGCCGATTTAAGATAGCCACTAGTATTGCCCAGTTTAACGGTAATTGTAGTGGCATTAGTTAAGTCAGTGGCCACATTATCATTGCCACAAATTAACGTAAAGCTAGTGGTAGTATCGCCAATTTTAACCGTCCGTGGTGACGTATCAGTAAAACTAAGCGTTTTTGCCATCTTTATTTACCTCCTTTTCAGCCAACTTGGCATTAAGCTGGTCAATTTGAACTTGAGCCATCGCTAATTGCTGGTCTTTAAGGGCAATCGCTTGGGCATAGTTACTTGTCAGCTTGTTAATCAAAGCCTGTGTATCAATATTCATAATTTAAGCCTCCTGTGTGGTTGTTGCTGTAGTTGTGGTAACTGGCTTTAAAGCAGTCAGACTATCAATCAACGTATTTAATACCTTTAGTTTAACGTTATCGATACCAGTCGCGATGGCAGTGTTGAAATCGTCCATTGAAATGGTAACCTGTGAACTGATACCAAGTGTATTAATCTGAATGCTAATAGTCATAATGTTGTTCGTGTAATCTGGTTTATAATTCGTGATTAAAATGCTATCCATTTAATTTGGCCTCCAATTTATTTAATCTAGCTTCTAGTTCCATATTGTGCCCGTTTAATTGGTCAATTTCTTTCTGCTGTTCCTGTACCGTGGCTAGGGTGGCATTTAAAAGCACACTGTCATCCACCCCACTTAGCTTGCCGTTTTCATCACGGCTGATAAAGACGTCTGGCAATTGCCACTGCTTTGTTACATTAACGTCGTCAACAATGCTAGACAGCCGCAGATGACTGGTATTATCGTCGGTTTTGTACTGATAAGTGGCTAAATCAATTGAGTTAACTAGCTGCGCCCAATAAGCTGTGTCAGCCTTTTTAACGTCCTTCTTGACGCTTAATAGGGACGATTTAACTAAGCTAGTATAGTTAACAGCACCGGCATAGATGTCGGCGGCACCGCCCCCACCTTTAGCAAAGTGAATAGCACCCTTATCAGCACTAGTAAACGTATGGCCGGTATTAATTTGAAAGTTACCAATATCTAGCTCGCGGTTAAAAATAATATTATAAGCACTTGCACTATCAATACCGAATCTGGCAACGGGTCCACCACCAGTATTATCAGTGCCTGCAACTGAGATTTGCCAGTATCGTGAAGCACTCTTGGCTATAAGATTTCCATAAGGGTTCATATACATGCCTACACTTGTAGAGTCATCACTTAAATGACCGCCGAAATCAATGTTCGCGTTAGAACCATGAAGATATAGTCCGGCTTCCGTCGTGAGCGATATATAGGCAGCTTCTGTTTCAGCAGCACTAAAGGTAGTGTCTTTAGTAGTGGTTGTCCCACTATCAAGTGTAATTCCTTGTCCATCAATAGCAACATTGTCATATAAATAGGTCCCGTTGCCGATCATTGAGCGATATTTATAGCTAATCGCCCCAGATTCAACGCTTGATTGCAGTCCAACCGCACTGTCAAAGTACGTTGACTTATACGCCCCGTCTGGCGTAATAGTCATTGGATAATATTTAGCGGTGTTATTGGCATGGCTAATAATGTCGCCACCATGGAACGTTGTCCCATTGATAGTCGAACCATTAATCGTACTAGTATTGATTGTTGGCGAGGTTAATATGCCACCAATAAGTGTCATATTTTTAGCTGTTATGGCACCATTTTTATCTACTGTGAATGTTCCGTTATTGGTACTAAACGTGTTAGCCGTGATATCTGCTGCTGTCAAAGTTTTGTTAACTAAAACCGTATCGAGGTTTGCACTTGGAATGATAACTGGCTTCTTAGTATCAAAATAAACAGTATCAGCAGATAGTGTTAACTGGCCACTTGAAGAAATCAGCGTACTGCCAGCTTGGAGATTAATCTCATCAATTAACTCATCTTTCGACACTTTGATTAAGACATCATCAGACGTTTGCGCGATCATTGAATCTTGACCGCCGTATACGTAAGGTGTAGCCGTATCACCGAGTTCTAGTTTTAATTCGGTAAAGAATAACCCAGAAGAGGCACTATTATTAGACCCAATGTTGTCAACTCGAATATAACCTTCGTTATCATTAGCACCAGTCGTAAAAGTAACCGTATACTGGTCAATCTGTGATGGCGAAGTCACTAAGTTTTTAAAGAGCCCATGAACTGTGTCATAATCACTGGTGGAACCATAAGCCCTAGATAGTAAATAAACGTTTGCACCGACAACGTTAGAAGACGCAAAAGCTTTAAATTGAAACGTGTAGGTTGTATTTGGCAATAATGGGAACCGATTTGAACCAGCGGCAGCAGTACCATTTTGAGCTGTATTTAAATAAAGCAGTGCCCCGGTGCCGTTCTGGTAGAAAGTATGTGTAGTCACTAATAGTTTCCGGTCAGTTGCCCCCCAGTTCATTAATGTCCAACCAGTAAGTGGGGTAGTAAAGTGGCTTGAATATGGAATTAAGTTGGCATTATTAGCATCGGATTTAGAAGCTTTACTAGCAATTAAATCTTTAGTTTGTGTTTTATAGGTCTCGTAATCGTTATCAGCAACCTTAGTAGCCAACCCGTTTGCTAACTCTGCAATCGTCATTGTTGATCCATCTTTTAAGGCCGTTACTGCCTGACTAGTGGTTTGATTGTTTTCAAAGGCCGTCTCGGCTAGTGCCCCTGTACTATCAGCAGCAGACTTAGCAACAGTTGCGTTAGAGTCGGCAACAACGGCTTGTGAGCTAGCGGCGCTAAACTCATTATTAACGTAATCATCTAAATTTTTCTGAACCTTACTTAGAGCCGTATTATAAGTGCCGGTTAGACTCTTATAATTGTCCCGATTAACGTCGCTAGCTTTAGTGGTATCCATTAAGATGGCCGACATAAAGGTATTCAGATTAGTATAGGCTGTCGTTAAATCAGTCGTACTTATACTGGCCTCTTTAGCCTGGGCTAGCACCACATTATACTGGCTAGTTAACCCGGCATATTGTGCCGCTTGGGTCTGCTTTTCAATGACGCTCATTAAATTGGGATCGTTTAAGTTGGCAACTCCACTAGCCGCATTATCAGCCGTATTTTGCGCGTTTATAATCTTAATGCCATCATCAGTTAAGATGACTTGAGTTGCATTAGATTCAGCCATCTAATTCACCTCCCTTCTAATCGGCCGTGCTATCATTTTCATTGATTGTCCCTTTATCAATCACACTAGATGCCGATCGTTTCGTAATGGGTATTGCGTACACCTTTTCCTTTTCAGCCGAGTATGGGTCAATTTCTAGTACCCGGGTGTTAAAGGTCACTAACAAGTAGGCCTGTGTGCCTTGATAGAAGACGTTACAAGTTTCCACTTCACGACTTCATCGGTTAGGTTGGGCAAGACCATGTCATTATCAAAGTAAGCTTCAAACTCGGCCCCTTTATGCACGACATTTAAAGCCCACACTTTATGGGGGTCGTTAGTAGTCTCAGCTTCACCACCACCGGCCACAAAGTAGAAGTAAGGGAAGTCTAGGCATTCTGATTGGTAGGTGTTCTGATTAAAATCAATCCCATAATCAGTGATATTAAAGTTGTATAGCACGTTGTAATTACCAGCTAACAGGTCACTAGCGTTAAGAATATCGGTGCTACCATCGTTATAGCCAATTGAGACCATATCATGTTGACGGTCATAGTTAATGCGGCCGTATCCTTTAAGAGGCATAATCTGTTTCACACGACTATCGGTAGGCTGTAAAGTTACACCCGGTAGATAAGGAAAACGAACCAAGATATAGTTATGGTCATTCTTCAAACTCACAATGTTCCAGATATAGACCGTGTTATTAACTTCTTGTACCCCAAACGTCCCACCATGTTGTCCATGGACTTGCAACATCACTGACTGCACGGCAAACTTGCTATCCTGTAAAGCAAACATCGTATCACTGGAGCCATTGTCATCACGAGCACGACTAGTCAGGTATTGCCCATTGCTTAACCGTGCCATATATTGCGTCGCTGAGTGTGCTCCGTTATCATCGGGCCCATAGACGCCTAAATAGCTGATATTAGTGGTGTCTAGCCTTATTTCTGGGTCATCTTGGATATAGTCGGATTCAATCGTGCCGTGTAAGGTACCCACAGCGTTACTAGCCGCGTTGATTAAGTAGCCCGTTTGTTGGTAGCTGGTGTCAACCGTGCCATCAGTGTTATAACGGCGCCAAATGAAGCCCTTGCTATCAATGTAGGATGAAATATTAGTGCTACCTTCCCAAGCTTGTAAAATCAACCGCTTAGTTTGGGTGGTATTGGTGAAGTTGTTACCGTCAGGCGTTAAAGCGACCGGTTTAATCGAACTAGCGTCCTTTTTAGCTTCATCAACCGCTTTACTGAGAGCGTTCTGGTACTGTTCCATCCATGCTGGGGTGGCTACTTGAACCGTTGTATACTCGCCAAAGCCAACTGTGTTGCCATATGGGTTAGCAAAGCTGATTGTCCGTTGAATAACACGACCACTAGCGTCTAATACGGGCTCAATTAACTCATCTTTAAACCTGATAGTGGCACCTAATGGTGGATTAAAGTTGGGTGTTACATTCACCTCATAATACGTTCTAGGGTGGTTATACAGCTTGAGCATATCTTTAGCCCATGACTTTAAACCGGCTGAGTTACTAATCTGATTAGCAGTAACAACAGCTTCATAGTACAGGCCAGCTTGCCAATCCGGGTTATATTTCTGGTTGGCCTCATCATCAACGATATAGGGCTTACCATCATTGACCACTGCAATCGTGCTACCATTAGCCCCATAGGGAATCAATTTAGTCACGGGTGTTGATACCGTTGTCCGTTTAATACTAGTCATGTTTTTACCAAATACCGCCTCGTTATAGACCGCGTTAGCATTAAGCTTGTCGGTAATGACACACACCTTTTTCGTGATATTCCCTTGGCTGTCAATCTCAACATATGGGTCAATCTCGACATCATAGGTTTGAATGAGTGTCTGAATCAGCGTGCTAGCTTTTGTTTTACCATCAATGGTGATTGTTGGGGTCATCACATTAGTGGTTTGATAGTCTAGCGTCCAACCAGTGGCATTAAAACACTCGTTAAAGGCTGTTTGAATCGTGCTTGCACTGGCGGTAGTGGCTACCGGGTAATGATGGGCTAAACTGTACAAGCATAAATTGGTAAAGTTAGCCGTTGTGACGTGTTTAACAGCTGCGGTATTACTCTCTTCCACGCTGTATATACGCATGACATACCAATGACCTGATAGCTCGTCATAATAGGCTAAGTTGTTACCAGCCACTACCTTGTCTGAATCAGGCTGGCCTTGAAGCACGTCTAATGAACCTTGATGGTCGAACTTCTTAGATTGGGCGTTTAGATTAATCGTGCCATCAAACGTGTCATTAGTACCCACATTAACGTCATCATCGTAGCTAGTGCTAGTTGTGTCTGAGTCTGCTAGTTGAATCTTGACGCTGTCGTTAGAGAACTTAGTGGCTCCATCAACGGTCAGGGTACCAATCCGCTTTAAGTTAGGGTCTAGTATTAAATACTGATTATTTAAAGCCATCTGTTAACCTCCTTGTTTTAGTTATGTAAAAAGGCCACCCTTAATGGGAAGCCTTTAAGTGTTGCTATAGTAATCTGGGTAGATATTTAAGCGTGATTTGGGCGTCATCTAGGTCACCAATCATAGTCAGGCTATTAACCCCTGGACTAAGCTTGGGATAATCAGTTGACCAGATTGGACTAGCTAGCTTACCACCAACCGTGGTGCTATCAGTCTCACAATTTAGAACAATCTCTTGACCGGCATTAGCAATGTACTTGGGTGCGTCCTGAGCCACGTCATTAACTTGGTAAATGTCTAGGTGGGTGATTGACAAAAACGGGTTCTCATAACCCACATTTTCATCATCTTCGGCAATCGAGTGCTTAAAGAACACACCACCGATGCCACCTAAGGCTGATTGATAATTAGAGTTTCTATCAACGTAAGTACCATGAACAATCAGGAACCGTTTAGGGTCTTTACATGGCTGACCGGAATGACTACCACTGGTGTAGTATTGCGTGATTGACCAGCTAAATACCTTGCCATTTTTGATTAAATCGAGTTCTAGCCAACTGGTACTTAGTGCTGACTTTTCTTCTTTGTTAACCACCGTGATATAATTAGTGACCGTCTCTTTAACCGACTTAGTGGTAACCTTGCCATGCTTGTTTCGTGAGCGTTTAACTACTGTCTTAGTCGTAGTGCCAGTCTTAATTTTAATCTTCTGGTCACGGCCATTGCTAGAGCTACCTGAAGGACCCTTGCCATTGTAGAATGTCTCATGTTTACCATCACCACCGGCAAACGTGCCACCCGGTTTAGTAATTTGCAAGTAGCATGTTGGGGTACCACCTGAACTAGAATCAGCTAGCCCGAACCGGCCGATTGTGGCCCCGTTAGGGTCTAATAACAGGACTTCTACACGCCCCATCGCACGCCCATTATGGGTACCTGAGTGCTTAATGTGGTGGATCCTAGTCTTAACTCGATAGTTAGTCAGGCTGTTAGTCATACCGGTAAAGCGAACACCGGGACCATACCAATCGGATTGATGGGTACCATACTGTTTAACCCCATTAGCTAGTTTGACCATTAACACTTGGGTATCTCGGTTGCTATCAGCTTCACCTTGATAAATGTACTTGCCAGCGGTCTTCATCTGAGCAATCGCATTGGTATCATTAGTCCACTCAGCCATGGTATTTAATACATCACTGTTCACGACCTGAGTATAAGGCTGTACTGCCACCGCTTGATCTTCATCGCTATCAGGTCCTAGTCCATATTCACCACCGTTTAAGGTAAAGCCAATGTGCTTTAAATCCCGCTTAGGTACAACCTGAATAACCGGCTCCGTTCTAGCGGTACCGTCAACAGTGATGGTATTTAAGCCGTTTTTTAAAGGTGTTTCAACCTGTGGCAGAGTTGCCCGTGGGTCGGATTGCACAAAGGTAATCGTTAGTGTAGCGTCCCACGCCCCCTGGTTAATGAACTGTGGATCGCTAATCGCAGTAATATGCCCCCAGTAAGTCACTTTGGGTTCAAAGCCAAAGACTAGTGGGTACTCTTTACCATTATCACTTGGATCATCACTTAGCAATAAGCCGCTCAAATTATGCATAATCTGATTGTATTTGTCCTGACTGCCACGAGCGATAATAGTTATTGGAATACTGATTGTCCGACTGGTATAGTCCATACCATTAAATTGATTACCATACATGGCGGGGATATCGGTTGCTTGCTCGGCCATGGCTGGTGCACTTGGCAGTGTTACTGCTCCCATAACGGCTTGCAAATCATCGCGGCTATTTAAGCCAGCATATTCAAAATCATTTTTATTCAAAACAGACAATTATATCGCCATCCTTGTTTAATTTTAACTATGTAAAAAAAGAGCCTTCTAAGGCTCTTCAATATATTAATACTAATACCCCATCATTTGACTATATTGTGACGTCTTCTTGGTATTTGACTTGACAGCATTAACCACGTCAGAGTTGGCAACAACTGCTTTAACATCTCCTTGGCCAGTGACCAAAGCATCTAGTGAAGCTATAACCCGCTGTTTGAATGCTTCGTCGGAATCAATCTGGTCGTTACCGGTATTTATCACATTAGCGCCATCTTGAGCTCCGAACTTAGCCATTATCTGTTGCATAATTTGGTAAGCCCGTGAACGCTTAGATAAGTCCATCGGAACTATGGCTTCTGGCAAGTTGCCTTCAAACAATTTGTAAACGCCCGCTTTGTTTCCGAAACCACCATTCTCAAATCCTTTAATATAGCGATAAACAGCTGACGCTTGACTTTCACGAAGCCCACCGGTGCCGTTCATAGCACCGCCTGATTCCCACGTTGCAAAGAATTTATATGCGGCTTCTGTTGGATTGGTCATACGTAGAACAGATTTTAACAAACTACTCTCACCGGGCTCGTTAAGAGCGTAATTAATTTGGCCAGCAGCTGAGTCCCATGCATATCCATGTTTTCTAAGCCAGCTTCTTAATGCTGTTTCACGAGTGAACGTCCATTGCCCCAACCCAGTACCATGATCAAGTGGATCAATGGCAGTAGGGGTCAAGTTTGATTCGATAACCCAATTTCCTAGAACACCGGCAATACCACCATTATTTGAAGCGGGATAGCCATGTTTAAATGCTCTAGCCAATTCTCGTGCACGGGAAGCAACACTACCGGACAGCTTAATGTTGCCAACTCCTCCACCGAAGTTGTCAGCTAAATCAGAAATAGCTTTCGCAAATCCCTTTAAAGCTCGGTCAACTAGTCCTTTGCCTAAATCATGACCGATTGAACCGACTCCTGGAGTTTTGGTTGGATCAAATGTCTTTAAAGCCATTGACTTTAAAGTTTTCAATGGGTGAGTTATCTTAGACAATGCATCCATTGCTTTATCACTAACGCTGTCGAAGATAGAAGTAGCACTGCTCTTAATTTTCTTTAAAAACGACGCGATATCAATAGTGCCTTTAGCATAGCCAGGAAGCGTATGTCCTAGGCCACCGTTAAAAAGCTTAGCAGTATCACCAGCATTAAGAATCTGATCACCAGGTTTAACATTAACCACTTCAGCACCATTCATACCCAGAAATGATACTTTCCCATTGTCTCTATCAATTTTAGCCTCAACACCGCCTTCACCAACTAAAGCTCTAGCAGTGCCAACAATACCGCCGGAAGCATAAGCTCCCATCGTTACTGGAGTATAACCTGATGGATAAGCACCAACATTGATTGGTTTAATACCAAATCCTTTAACCAAATTGTTAAAGAAACTAGTAATGTTCTTCCAGATACTATGCGTACCGGAGCCTTGTTTATCAGCAGCCTTCATTGAACTATTAGCTTGTCGCATCTGATGGCGAACAACCTCTTTAGACTGACCGGTAGCAGCCGCAATAGAATCAGCTTGCTGATCTTGTTGCTTTTTTGTAACTTCCTTACGCTGATGCTCAATTTCATTGGTAACTGATTTATGCTGATCAGTAGCATGTTTGGTAACTTTTTTGTATTGGTCATTAGCAGCATCATCTGTTTCGTCGCGCTGATGTTTTGCTTTAGAAACAATATTGTCATGTTGTTTTTTAGAAATTGCATGTAAATCATAATATTCATGATCAGCTGTTTTTTTAGTTGATTTGTAAGTTTCACTAGCAGAATCTTCAAGCTCATCACGTGTCTTGCGTGCGGGCTTAACAGCTGCATTATATTTTTTGTTTGCATTTTCTTGTGTTGCTTTCAAGTCTCGCGAGTTAAGTTTTCCTCTATCGCTAACCAGTTTAGATAAAATTGATTTTTGTTGAGCAGCCCCTTTTGAAACGGATTTTGATACTGATGAATTAAGCTTATACTCATCAGCTGCATACTGTTTTACGTATGATCGATGAGCAGATGCCAGCTCTCTATTTTTTTCTTTCTCATATCGTTCTGAATTCCGCCCATATTTTTGTGCAATTTTTTCAAGCTTACTAGTTCCACCATTTTCTATGGTTCTTACTCGTGAATAGTAATCTTGAGTATCTTTTTGCATAAGAACGATTGTAGCCTTTTTTGAAGCCGCTGCTTTCTTATCTGACTTTTGTTGTTGACTTAAAATCTTGTTTTCTTCTTTTTGAGTCATGGATCCATTCTTAACTAATTTGTCTAAATCTTTCTTAGACTTTGATTCTTTATCTTTATAATAAGAATCAACTGAACGCCCCATCTCACCAAACAATTTGTCAGTTTGTGCCTTGGTTTTAGCATAACTAGATGGATCAGCAGACATTTTTACAACCAAAGCATTTTTAAGCTTCTTGCTATAACCACTTAACTTAGTTTCAACTTTTTTAGTGTCCGTAGAAACATTTATTTTGACTGTTTTAGGCTGAACTACATGTACTTTAGGCTTATTGTCATCTAATCCTTTTTGAATTTTAGCTCCCAATAGCTTGCCTACTTTGTCACCACCAAATGCACCAAGCATGCCGCCGACTAAAGTCCCGGCACCTGGTAGTATGGCTGTTCCTAACGCTGCACCGCCAGCAGCGCCACTCAGATTTCCAACAAATGAACCAACGTGTGAACCCACCGTTTTTTTAGTTGTACCAATTAAATCAGTACTTGCCGTCAATACATCTAGTAAGCCAACACCACCAGCTAGCTTGCTAAACTTACCCATATCAGCCAGTTTTCCTAATCCCTTGGCTTTACTACCATATTTCTCAACTCGGCTTAGTTCCGAAGACTCTCTAGTGGCTGTCTCAACACCTTTAGTGCTACCAACATCATCTAGCAAGCCGTCAACATTGCTTGTGCTAATCTCAGAGTCCGCTTTTTTAGCCTGCGCATTGCGCTTGATTGCTGCTGTATTTTCGTCATAATATTCGGTGTTTTTCTTAATGCTTAATGCTTCAGTTGCCCATTTAATTCCGCTCATAACTGAGCTCACAGTCCCCATTGCTTTTCCGGCAGCCCTAGTTGACTTTGTGATAATCCACCATGCTGCGCCAAATTTTGCAATGGTTTCTGTGTGCCCACCAACCATACTGAGTAATGGCTTTAAAAGTGCATTGGTTATTTTAAGCGATTCAATTAACGTTTCAAAGCCCAGACCACCCAAGTTTTTGACAGTTTTGAAGAAATTAACAATTTCCGGAGCATTTTTGGCAATAGAGTCAGAAGCTTTGGTGACACCCTTGGCCAAGTTATCCATTGCATCATTCATTGCTTTTGGTGCTGACTTGACATCAAAGGCTTTAGCAAAAGCTTTAGTAATCGTACTAATACCCTTTTCTGCCGCCACACCGACCTTACTAAACTCCTTGTCAGTCCGTTTGTCAGATACCCATTTTGAAACTGCGCCATAGATTGGATTTTGAGCGGTTAAAATCGGCTTTTCAATGTCACCGATTAAGGCTGGAACACGTGCCTTGATCGTTCGTTCCATACCAACCATCGTATGTAACATGTTGTCGGCGGCTTTATCGTATTTTCCGGATCCAAGTTGATTGAAGGTCTTTTCAATATCTGATGCTGAAATTTTTCCTTGTTTGGCCATTTCACTTAAATCAGCAACTGTTACTTTCTTACCATGATTGACTTGGGTTTCGTACTTGGCCAACTGTTCACGGAACATCGGGAAGTATTGACTAATTTGGTTCAGCATACCAGCATTGGCTTTACCGCGTGATAAGCCGTTGACCATATCTTGGGTAACTGCCTGAATTTGTTGGCTATCTAAACCAACAGCGTCAGACATGTTCAGCATGGATTTGGTTAGTTCATCTGATTCTTTTTTATTGGAATGTAAGTGATAAAAGCCTTGCTCTAGTTCATTTACAACATCTACAGCTTGACCAGTCTGAACAGATAAGTCGTTGATTGTTTTAACCATTGCATTAGATTTACCAACCGTACCAGTTAAAGTCAACCAGGTGGCCGTCATCTTTTGCTGCTCTTTTTCATATTCCATACCAGCGCTAATAGCTTCGTGAATATGTGAAGTAATTGATTGAAAAGCGCTCGTAATACCATTGGCAACTAAATGAGCACCCAGAATTTTGCCAAATAAATGATTGGCCTTATCTGCGTGCTCGTTTACTCTATTTAGCTGGCTAATGACTGACGTTAATCCTGACTGTGGCTTTTTGCTTAATTGCTCATCAAGCTCTTTCATCTTAACCCGAGTTTGGGCAATTTTAGTGCCTAATTCGTTCACCCTAATCTGTTGTTCTTTGAACTCTTTAGAACTGTTACCACTAGCACTCGCAATCTTATTCAGTCTGCTTTGCTCAGCCTCTAGTTGCTTGTTAAGCTCATTATAAGACTGATGTAACCCGCTAGCCTTAACTTTGTTGGCTTCAAACTCGTGGCCCTCGGCTTTTAGTTTGGCTACATATGAGTCTGTTACTTTGGCTGATATTTCGGTTGCCTCTTTTAATTGTAAGACACCACTTTTTTGCAGATCAAGTGACTTCTGTGCTCGTTCTTGTTGCCCCTCTAAACTGGCGATTGAGCGCTTGGCAGTGTTAATCTGATTTTCATATTTAACATAAGCTTCTCGGCCTTTTTGAGTGGTTTGGTCTAATCCGTTTTGCTCGCTTTTGAGACGCTCAATTACTAATCGTTGTGCTTCAATAGCTCGGCCAGCATCTTTGACTTTACCCGCATAAGCCGCCATAATACCTTCACCCGAACGGATTTCAGCAAAGTTAGCTTGCATACCAGATTTTAGTAATTTTGCTTCATTCTTTATTTCTCGCAACGTGTGAGTCATGCCACCATCGTCCATGTTAATGGCGAATTCGTAGCCTTGAATTTTCTCTGTTGCCATACTTTGCCTCCTTTACAACGCACCGATTTGACGTGCTAATTCGAGCGGATCTTGAACACGGTCTTTACGTGACTTGGCATTCAATGCTGTTTGCATTTCACTAAATGAGCTTTGATAAAAGTCACTAGGCAATATGCCTTGTGAAATCAATTGATTAGCGATGTAATCAATATCCTGAATAAAATTATCAAGTTGCCAAATCATTCTGGCTTTGGCAATTTTGGGTCTTCTTCCTCTTCCTGATCGCTGCTGTTGCCTACAGATGGTAATTCTACTCCCAAGAATTGTTTTAAACAGTCATTAAAGAAGTCGTATTCGTCGCTAACCGAAAATTCCATGGACATGACACGTTTCTTTTGCGAAGCATTTAGTTCCAATAAATCACAGGTCGTTTCAGCCACAACCTTTGCAAGCTTAGGTGTTAATTCGACTACACCTGTAATGCTGTCCTCAGTTTCTTCAGTAGTCTTGATGAACTTCTTATATGCTTCGGCCATTTTTTCAACATTTTGACCACTATCAATCAACGTATACTGCGTGCCCGTCCCAATTTTCTTGCCATCAAATTTAACTGATTTTGCCATTATTTATATGCCCCTTTGTGTATTGTTTATTATCATTTATTGTGAACCCGTGCTTAGAATGCGCTTCTCAGCATGTTTAAAAGCCGCCCCTAGCGGTATTGTGGATTTATTTTAGGCGACCATAATTATCATTTATTACTGGTTGGCGCAGATGAGTCACTATCAGTTTTACTAGTCTGTGAGCCTGTGTCAGTTGTAGCTTTATTGACCACTGGTGCCGTTACTCGCGTTTTTATAAAACGTTTGTCCAGGGAATACAGCGTCAAACATCGCTTGCTTATCAAATTTAGGATCTGACTCAGCATATACCTTGTATGGTTGGCCGCTGAATTTATCATAGTTCAAGGCGGTAAATGTCAAATTATCATCGTCACGAGTTTCAGCTGTATCCGTGTTTGTTTGAATGTTCTGGCCAGCTTCGTTAAAAATCCCACGACCAAAGCAGAAATAAACAGCAGTACGTGTCACTGGTGAACGTGACTCAATAATAAGGCCAGCTTCAACGGGTGTGTCAGAATCAATGTAACCACCTTTACCATCTGATACCCGGCCTAATAGTTTTTGCTTGACGATGAAATTAATTTCATTTGCGTCGATTGCCACTGACGGTGCCGAAGGTGGATTAGAAACGTCCACAACTTCATTGTTGCCAGTAATCTTAGATACCGTCCCAGATAGCCCGGTAATGTTAGCAGTCTTAGTACCCAAGTTACCGTTTGCCTTGCTAGTATCAATTTGATAAACACCCGTCGCTGATAATCCTTTATCCGCATCAATAACTGTTGAACCATCAGTATTCTTGATGCTGGTGTATAACATATTTAAACCTAACGTTGCCATTTAAATGGCCTCCTTTATATAATTAAATTTCAAAGTGTTCGTGATACTTTCTGAATCTGGTGTTAATGTCTGGCCGGCATCGCTATAACAACGAATATCATTGGTCAATAGCACTTGTTTTAACCCGGCTTCGATGGCATCCATATCGCCCAAGTAATCTTTAGGATAATAGAGCTGTATCTGAGCTTGCTTCGTCGCTTGGAATGGAATCCCGTTGCCATAATCTTGACTACGCTCAGGTAACCCACTGATTACTACAATAGGCTCGTCAGTTGAAGTATCGTTAGTTGGAATAAAAAAGCTATGGATATGTTCCACAGCTAGTTCTGGTATTTCATTAATATTTGCAACAATTATGCCTTTAATAAAAGCTACCGGCGTCACTTGCCCACCTTCTTGTCCATAGCAGTCTTTAATTGTTCAACAACTGCCTTGCCAACTTGGCCTTTTGCTTCACGCTGAGTAGTCTCCCAAAAGTGTTTCCCGGAAACATGGCTGTGTTTGGAACCATTACGGTCAACGACGTCCCAGCCATCATTTCGAAAACGTGCAATGTACCCTTTTTCACCTTTGGCTGTAAAGCCAACGTTAACCGAGCCATTAGGATGATCTACAGCAATTAATGAATCACGTAGATGTGCTTTCTCAGCATGGCCATGTACCTTGCGTAGTTTTCCCACGGGAATTTTAGGCTTCATAATTTTAATGAACTTATCTGCTCCAGCTGCATTAGCTTTAAGCTTCTCTTCACGTCCAAACCCTTCCGCCATAGTATCTAAAATATGTTCAAATGAGTCTGCATGCTTAATCTCATTCGCCACGCCCAATCACCACCTTATGACAAGTTATGAGGTCAAAACCATCTGGTGGCAAACCATCATCGTAAGCCACATCATCAATCTGGTAAACATCCTGATGATTGCGTCGTAATTGCATGCCGGTAGCTATTTTTCGATTATGGCGCACAAAGTAAACGGCATTCTGTTGTGAGGTGTCACCATTTAACGCTAATCTTTGCTGAAACGACAATGACCATTCGCCAGCGTACAAGCTGAATTGAGGTACAAAATCAGTAATGGGATTACCCGTATTAGGGTTAACTTTTCCAATAGCTACCTGAGTTCCAAACTCCAATCTAAAATTCATTCGTGCAGGATTAATTGCTTTCGTCATTTGTCCCTACCTCATATTGCTTTTGACTGTACAACCCTCTGAGTTGACCAATGATTGAGTCCACGACCAGATCAACTGTATTAACAGCGATGGCTGTAATCGATGTTCGATAAGTCCAATATGAACCAGCTAAGGCATAAACAGCTGTTTCAAACAAGTCCTCCACGCCTTCCATTTCATAGAACCCTAGAACACTATTGTCGTCCCCGATGGCTTGTTTAATGTAGCTAGTAGCTGCAGACAAATAGCCCTTTAGCAGCTCGTCGTCATCATCACCATCAATTCGCAAAGATGATTTTAATGTTTCTAAATCGGCTGCCACTTAAATCACATCCTTACTTAGCCGCCCAGATTGTCACTGTACTGTGTATTTATTGGCGACATAGTTGGCTAATTACTTCCCGTCAGTCGTTGTAGCAGCACTCGCCGCAAAGTTAGCTGTTTGATCAGCAATTTTACTGAACGAACCTGCAACAAAGGCTTCCGTATCAGTAGCTTCAACATCAAAACGATCAATCACACGAATCTTAGTTTGATCCTTTTCAAAGGCGCCAGCTCCGATATTAGTCGTTAACAATGACGCATTTTCTCGGTCAAATAAAGTAACCGCTTGTGATAAGTCACCGTAATACAATGGATAAACCGGTGCCGCTGCTGTCCCAGCATTTGGTAACCACTTGTCAGCAATCATAACCACTCGCTTACCGCGGACAATCATGCGGTCCGGCTGGGTTGGATCTGGTTGCAATAGGTAATTCCCCATAGCGTCCTTAACCTTGCATAACTCATTGCATCCTGACGTGTTCGTCAACAAGAACGATGTTGACTTAATTGCTGGGTCAACAGCCGTGTTGATCATATCAATGATGTCATCAAACTTAGCTAAGGTTGGCTTCTTTGGGGCGTTGTTCATGGCTTCAATGATCTTAGCGTTACGGGTAACGACAACCTTCTTGGCAATCCATTGTGATAACCAAGCCAAGATATTATCAGCGGTGTCTTTGAGCAACGAATTAGTAGCCGTGGTAATGCCAGAATACCGATGAATTGTGTACTTGATAATGGACAACCGTGGGTCATCGTTGTCGCCAATAGTGGCTGTTTCATCATCTAAATCAGCCAACGGAGTAACGTCGGTCCATTTTTCCCACACCCGTGAACCTGTTTGTGTCGTAACGGCTTCCCGATTAACATATTGTTGTAATGAATCGTACTGGCGAACTAATGTGTTAATGGCTGTTTGAATATCTTGAGGAAGAGTCAAGCCAATTGCATTGCCAGCTTCGTCGGTAGAAGAAGTTACCAAGTTCATAACTTTCGGGTCACCTTTAATCATGCCTTGGAAGTTCTTAATGAACTTAGCTTTGATGTCTTCTTCGTCATCATCAAGTCGGGTCTTATCCTTATCATCCATATTGGCAATTTCTTGAGCCTTGCGTTCTTCTTCCAATTGTTCATGTAAAGCATCACGTCGGGCAACCGCATTGTCGCGATCTTGTTTCATTGCTTTAAATTTTTCTTGATCAAAGCTGTCATCAAGGACAGCAGCGTTTAACTTGTCGTTCAAGTCTGATACCTTTTGCCCTTGGGCAATCCAAGCATCATTCATTGTATTGATATTAGCCATTAGTTGGCCTCCTTTTAATTTTTACCAAATAAAATAGCCAATTTGCTGTTTCGTAATTCAGCAGATTGACTATTAGTAGTATTTTCTTCTTTAGACGGCTTAGTTTTATCCTTGTCCGCCTTGTAAATAAGATTCAGCAGCTTATTGACTGCTGACTTAGGTGGAATATGTGAAATAGCATTAACCGGTTGTAATTGTTGATCATCAGTAAACATAATTTCGTCAGCGAAGCCTTTATCAACGGCATCACTGGCGGTTAACCATGTTTCATTTGCCATTAGCTGTAGCAAGTCAGCTTGCTCCATGCCAGTTTTAGCTTCATAAGCACTGGCAATTGATTGATCAATGCCATTTAAAATACTGGCCTCATGTTCCAGATCGTCGGAATTACCAGCTGGTTGTGACCAAGCCTTATGGATCATAATCTGAGCAGTTGGTGAAATGTTGATATGATCGCCAGCCATAGCAACCACGCTTGCTGCACTAGCTGCTAAACCTTGAATATTAACTGTTACATTGCCAGCATAATTCTTTAGTATAGTGTAAATCTCACTAGCCGCAAAAACATCGCCACCATTGGAAGCAATGTCAACTTCAAGTGCTTCATCATCACTGTCGTCATCGTCAGTGTTGCCACTGTCATCATTTAAAATGTCAGCAACACCCGAAGGTGATACTGCTGGCATTCCAAAGAACTGATAAAAACCGGCTGTTTGATCATCAACAATATCGCCTTTAATCATCACTTTCTTTGTCATCATTATCACCTCCTTTTCCTGATTGAATCACAACTTGTTGTGTTGTTGACTTTTCAGCTGCAGGCATTTCATCTGGGAAATAGCCTGTTTGTTGCAAAACCCAAGTTGCTTGATTATTAGCAATCGTGCCATCTTTAGCTAGCCCTGATAGGGTGGCTGCGAATGAGTCTCCCAATGGGTCTACAGCAGTCCGTATATTGGCCGTAATCTTAGCATTAAGCTTATTATCCAGTTCAGCTAAAATCGACTGTAAATAGCGATTAAGGGCATTGGTGTACATGCCTTTAATTTGGTCAATATTACTTTGCTGGTCACCTTGGCCATTTAAATAGCTATCAGGAATGCCGAAAACTTTAGCAATTTGCTTACTCGTCCAATCTGTTTGGCTTAACAGCTTAGTAACATCGGCTTTCATTTCTAGTGGCTTGTAATCTTCAAGTTGATCAATAACTACCGGGCCGCCGTTTGACTTGTTCACCTGTTTCATGAAGTTACGTGAACGACTGGCCTTCATCTTCTCACTTAGCAGCCCACCGTGCTGAATAGATAGGACGCCAGGAGCGCTAATTGAACGTGCTAGTGCAGCTAACGTTAAACTGTTAGATGAATTCTTAACTTGTAATTCATTCGACAATGCTTTTAAAGGACTGTTACCCGTCATGCCACCATCAGTACTGGCCCATCGGATATGAATCATGTCAGACTGTGGTACATATTGCAAAATACCCAAGTTAGGCTCATCAAAAGTAACCGTATATGTTAAGCCACTGCCATCATCTAATAAGTAAGTTTGCACTTGGCTTGGCCGCAAATATTCCCAGCGCAAATCTAAACCGTTAGGATTACGCCAACGATATGCAAAACATTCACCACCCAATAACAATTGTGAATACATAGACTGCCAAAACGTGTGCCCATTAGCTGTCGTGCTAGGATTATTTAGAATTCCTTGCGCTCGTGGCATATTAGCCATTAATTGTACCGTGGCCAAGTCTCCAGATATTTGATTAACCGCTGAATAAATATCTGAATTTTCCAAAGCATCTTTGGCACTAACATATTCGTGACTACCAGTTGGTGACAAAAAATTAACGATATTATCGTCTTCTACTGGCACGCTTTGAATACTAACTGAATTATTTATTGCCGTTGGTGGTTCAAAAAAAGGCATTGTTAATCACCTCCTTTTTGGCCAGCTGTTACGACTTCCGAAAGCCAGCCAACTAAAAACAAAGCTACAGCAATTGCTAGAACGCCCTGTGCCTGCCCAAATAAAAAGGCTGCATATACCCCGGCAATCATACCTAGAATGAAACACAGTACATCAAAATAATGCCAGATAGTTGCAAAAAATTGTTTAAAAATCATCAATATCATCTCCTAGCAATCCTGACTCCGGGTTATTAAACCATTCAAGAACTTGTTTTTCGTTCATACGCTCGACCTGTTTATCAGGATTGTTCACGTCTGAAAAGTCTTCAAAGTGATACATAGCCTGAAATAAGGCATCAATTAACGCATCTACCACATCAATCTTCAATGTGGCCTTAGCTTTATCGACTTGAATACCAATTTTGTCTTCATAAATTTCAGCATTTAGTAATGCCTTTTCCATAATTCGATCATCCAAGCGGTCTACCGAGCCTTCAACAAACATCGTCTGCAAAAACTTAGTTGGATCCTTCAATTCACTAGTTCGCTGCCGAATGGCTTGCAATGGCCAACCGGAATTTAAATCTAGCTGCTTGATTGTAGGCGTTAGCCCCCACGCGTCATAACCAAAGAAAACAACTTCCAGTCGATGCCGCTCAACAAAGTTAAGTAACCACTGATAAACTTGCTCGTCATTGATTAGTCCTTGAGGATGGCTACTAATTGTACAAAATCCCTTTTGAGCTAAGTCCCGATAGTTAATACCGTCTTGCTTTTCTTTAGCCTCAATTGAACCGGCTTTCTGCCAGGGAATAAAGCTATGCTGATAAATAAACCATCGTGGTTTATCATTATTATCACGATAAGGAAATACAAACGCTAGCGCTGTGTTATCACTAAACATCGAGTAATCAAAGCCAATATAAACTTGCCGATCATCAAAACTAAATGATGATATAATAGCTCGCTCAACGTCAGGCAGTTTCAAGAAGCTGTCGGTCGATTGTTCTAGCCACAAGTTAAGGTTTTTGTTTTGAAAATCGTTGAGTGTGCCCGACAAGGCGTCAGAATCGCGCTTATCTGTCAAGCCGTTCAGTAACACTTCTCGTTGGCTCGGTAAATCTAGTAAGGGATTACTTTTAACCCACATATCGGGCTTATAAGTTTCATCCAGATTGTCCTGCGACCAAATAAGCCCCAAATATGTATCAGCATCGCGTAAATAATCTTGTTCCATGGCTTGCTGAATCATACGCTCATCATCGTGAAACGGAACAGTGGGATCAGGATATGCCGTTGAAATTTGAATAAATTGCCGATTGGGTACTTTAACTTGCCCTGACACAATCTTAGAAACCTTTTGTCGTGTCTTAATTTCACCAATTTCATCAAATATAGCCGTTGTGAAATGAAAGCTATCGTACTGACCAGCTTCGTGACTGATTGCTCGCAGTTTATTGTTATTACTACTCATCACAACTTGGTCCGCTTGTGAAGACAATGTCCGAGTATCTAACCCACTATCAGCAATCAATGACTTAAATGGCTCAATAGTTGCAATCTTAGCAAGCATTGACTTAATGTAGCCCAGGATCTTGCTCGTTTGTTTGTAATTAATGGATGAAACTAAATAGTCTTGGTTAGATAGTCCCAATGACTCAATTAAATAACTATAGGCAGTAATAATCGCCATAAGATAAGTTTTGCCTTGGCCCCGCGCAACGGAAACAATTGCTCGTGAAAAGCGCTTGCCACCGTCATCATTACGCCAACCAATCAGCATTGCCATAATAAACTCTTGCCATGGCATTAGTTTTGTAGGTTCACCAGTATCAACATTCGGGCAAATTGCCGCAAACTTCAAAACCTGTGAAACTTTCTTAGTTGAATAATGAAAGGAAAAGTCAACACTTCCCTGGCGCTGTAAATCACGCAAATGCCGTAGTGCAGCTAGTTTAATCAAATAACCGGTAACAACATCGCCATCTAAAACTGAGAAAGCATATTTGGTACCAGCATCGTTATAACGCGTTTTAATGGATTGCCAATCGGTTGATCGGTAAACGCCCAAGACATCGTGTGTTTGTGTTAGATCAACTTTCATAATTACCGCCTATCCTAAAAACTCTTTCATTCGATCAGCGACGCTACGTTTGTCTTTATGATCATCTAAGTTTAACTTTAACAAATCACTGCGAGATTTTGGTGACAAGCCCAATTCAGCGCCTAACTTCGTTAGATTCTTAACGGCTGAATCGTAAATTTGCGTCATGGGATTACGTTTGTAGCCCACGAAGTCTCGACCAATTTTTTTACCGGTCTGATCTTGTAACGTTTTATAGATTGCTTGGACTTCACCGTTTTCCTGGATATGTTTATACGCATTACGATAAATCTCATATTGGGAAGCATATTGTTCTACAAGCCCGCTATCAATGCGCTTAACTGGGGTATTGTCTTCTAAAAAAGGCACTAATCGACGCCAAACGACCTTAGCTTGCCGGCCTAAGTAAGCTGGTGGTGTGCGCGTTAATTGTCCGTCGTTGACGTCTTTATCCGCTTTTTTCATTTTATCTGTCTCCTTTCATTATTGCTTGACCCCCCCCTACCTAAAAATTTTCAAAAATTGTTTCTATCACAAAATAACGGCAATGTGTGTGCTCTTCCTGGGACGTGTTAGGGGGCGGGGGGTTGTTTAGAAAATTTAAAAACACAATTTCATCTGCTCGTTTTAGAAAATTATTTTCTTATACCGTTTCAAATGAAAAGCTAAGATTGTTTCCCCTAAAAGAATAACTTATGCTTCCGTCCTTCAAGCCTTTTGCTACCTTGTCTCTACCGATGTGCAGTATTGAAGCTGCAGCATCTTTCGAATAGAACATGCTAGCTTCGTGAGTGACATTATTAATTACTCTAAACAAAGTTCCTTTAGTATGTGACATTTTTGCATTGTGATCCCCGTAATTAACATTATATTTCCTTGAACACCATTCAAGATTAGAAACGTTGTTGTTGGATTTGTTTTCATCTTTGTGGTTTATTTCATTTAGCTTGCTGTAGTTTTTAATAAACGCTTTGGCAACTAGTCGATGTATATAATGGCGTTTTTTTAATGCCTCCATTGGAAAGCTGAACAGTATAGTATCCACATCCATTATTGGTTGGCGATAAAACTCTTCCCAACGTTATTCTTCCAAGCTTGTCAAATCTATCTAAGCTTCTAACTCTTCCGTAAGAACTAACTTCATATAATCCCTCGTATCCGTCTATGCTTTTCCATCGTTCCATAATCAATTCCCCCTCATAATCAAAGCAAGTTCATTGATGTCGTCTATCGGCTTCGCGCCTGTAATAGTATTTCCCTGTCCACATCCATAATACTTCTGTTCAAACTCAGTCTTCTTGTAATGACACTCTCTACATATCACAGCAAGGTTATTTATATTATCTTTATCATCAGGAAAAGCTTCTACAGGTCTTACGTGATCAACAGTCTTAGCGGGTGTGATAGCGCCTTGCACTTTACAGTAAGCACATAAGTAATGGTCACGCTCTAGGACTCGTTGCCTTAGATGTGACCATTGCCTTGTCCGATAGAAGTTGTATTGTTGGCGCTTATCATCATTGCGATAACGTGTAACCGTATTGTACTTGTGCGTGTATTGCTTATCGTTACCACGTGCCCAACGTTGCCGACTAGCTAAGTACTCAGCTTCATGTTCATAGTGTTGCTGACAATAGTGGTCAGGAAATTCAACCATTGCATGGCAGTTAGGATAACGGCATCTTCTTGTCCTTGGCATGTTGCTTCCTCCGTTTCTTATCCAAACTAAAAGCGCCATGCTGTTTAGCACGACGCTTCTTATCCTTGTACCATTTATCTAAGTGGGCATCCATCTCTGCTTCTTGTGGCGTGACATAGCCATATTTTGTGTTAATCATCTTTGCCATGAGTTACCTCGTTGCTTGAACAGAATGGATATTGTACCCCGAATAGTTCTAGATTAATTTTTTTCCAATCATTCTCAATAGCCTCGTTGTCTTTCACATTCATTGTGTTTCCTCCTAATCGTATGTACTAAAAAGAGCCCAACTAAATGTCAGACTCCTGTACACGGTTGTTATCATAAAAACGATTATAGTTTTTGCAACCATGTTTGATTATATTACCACAGCGCACCTGTTCCTACAGACAATTTGGTGACCAGTTTAATTGTGCTAACTACGTAACTGCTGTTATTATTCGTCCTTGATAACAGCATTATATTCGTAATTTATCTTTAGAATCATCTCGCAAAACTTGATCATAAGTTGTGCGTCTTTTTTAGTATTTACAACTAACCTATGAGTCGCTTTATTGCCAAATTCTCGAATCTTGCCAACCCAATCCTTGCTGTTCTGGGGAAGATACCCATTGTCAAACAAGTATTCGACATAATACTGAAAGCCCTGGTTTTCTTTTCCACCAAAATTAACTCCTATGTGGTTTAAAAGCGTACGTGCAAGCAATATTGTGCCTGTATACGCACCAACTGAATACGATGACCTCATTTCTTCATAAATGTGATTTACACTATCAGGAACATCACTTACTGAGTTTCCATATTTAGCATTAGGTGACTGGATATTGTTGCCATTAAAATCAGGCCCCAAATATGTTGGAAATTTGCATAAGGAACACATAAATATTCCTCCTTTTTTCCCATTGTAACGATCGTTAACTATAATCCCTTGATTACTGCTTACTGTTTTCCCACAGTACGCACATGTATATGTTGCCGAATCAATATCTTGGATAGCTTCCCACTCTATTGATTTAGATCGTTCTTTTTCTGATTCTTCATTCATAAAACAATTATCTCCAAACTACCATAACTATACAAAAACTCCCGCCAATAAGCGAGAGCTAGTTTGGAGATTGTCCGTTTTGGAGCCGCGGACGCGTTTAATGTGCTTGGTAGGGATTTGCACCCTACATGATGTGTGGACATACTGGTTGTCAACCAACACCCGTTACTCGCACCTAACTATGCGTCTACCTATTCCGCCACAAGCACGTGTTATACAGGTTTAGCCCTCATGAGTGACCATGCTGTATAACAATATCGCCGGTAGGATTCGAACCTACATCCCATTGTGGCTTACCAATTAGCCCACAGCGATTACCAGTCTGTAATTTGGAGGATTACTTCATGCACATCAATCACATTTGGCATACTACCAATTTAGCACGTTTGTAGGGGCCAAAAGTGCACGATTAGTGCACGTTTTTATATTTCATACAATCCAAACCCCTTAGCGCAATCGTTGATAAAAGTTTTCTTTAAGTCAAACGCTTTTCGACGGCTAACATTTATCATATGATTTGCAATTAATCCGTCAATTGTGTACTGCTGGTGTTTCTTAAAATATAGCTCATTTATAATTACTTCTGTGTCACGGCCAACGCCGTCTAAACAATCATCAATCACTTCTCGCTGACGCTTCAATGTGTTAATACGCCGATCATCGTCAATTGTAATGAGCGTATTTAACGCCGTATCTGGGTATTTGTATTGTGCCTTGCCACCTCCGACATTATCATCACGTGGCACAGTTGGATAACGTAATTCCTGTTCACGTTTCTCGATATACTTGTCAATCTTGGGATAGTCACGTAGAATATCTTCAACTTTTCTAATCGTCGTTCGTTTCACTCCCAATTCCCCTTTCACTCAATTCTGCAATGTCAGCAATGAAGTCCTGTCCAATTTGTGCTTGTTGCTCAGTTGTCAGTGCCGCGTTCATTTCCAGGTTGGCAACCATGGCTTTCACTTTGATTGCTTTGGCGTATCCGTTGTCAGTCATTTGTGTCCCTCCACCTGATATCCGTCTAGCCACGCGCGGGCAAACATGTCACTATGATTAATAATCCAGTCGCCAATGTCGCCTTCTTTATACCCATAAACAACTGCTTGAATCATTGATCTATAAATCTCTCCACCAATCGACACTAAATCGTTCACAGCATGACCATTTATAATATGTTCAGCAACATACTTTGGAATCACCGGTAACCCGGCATACTGTTGTTTGAACTCTTCATCAGTCATTAAAGTATGATAGTTAAAATTGTCAGTAATAATCCAATCACCAACACTTACTTTTTTATTGATTCCTGACATATATATTTCTGGGCTGTGTCTTTCTTCACACATTGCTCCAATATCTATCATGTCATATTTAATGAATAGATCTGAACTGCCATCAAACTGTTCAGCCTCAATTGGCTGTTTGCGATAGAATTTCATTGTTTCACCTTCGATAGTTTCCGCCCACACATTGGGCAGTAATTAATATTCACTGTTTCGCCTGCACTTAAACAACCAGAATCAAATGAGGCGCCAAATTCTAGGATTCCTTTGTCATCTGTTCCGCAATATGCATTATCTTCTAAATCTACCTCATAGTCTTTTTTCCCACTAAGGTCTAAGAACGGATCATGATAATATTGACACGCCTTTTGCTTCTCTGTCTCAGTCATTTTCCCGCCTCCAGTAGCTCCGGGTTCTCGTGCACGTTGCCAATAACCTTTGAACCGTGAGTTTCACCTATAAGGTCAAATCTGCTGATAGTTCCAACTACATCAGCTAAAAATTTTCCACTAGCAAACTTAACAATTGACCGATACTTCCGATTTTCTAAAATATCGCCCTCGTAGATTTCCTTACCGTTCACGTCTTTCAGGCCGGTAAATTGCTCAGGGATATATTTTTCTGGCTCCGTTTCAGCAAGTGCTAAAATATGACTTGCTCTGCTGTAAATCATTTCTTGCATAGCACCATATTTTCCAAACGGCATATACCACGCTCTAAACTTAATCATCGTCGCCATCTCCTAAATAAAGTAACGTTCAAATAGGTCATTAGGTATTAAAAATTGTTCGCCATCACGGTCTTCAATGACCCGATCATTAAGTGAAATTGTTTGTCGTCTACCCTGATTTTCCTTACCGTAGTTTGCTATGAATTCAAATCCCCATACATCAGACCAAACCAACCCATGGTATTCAAACATCGTTTTCCAGTGATTTCTTGGTCTATCTAGTTTTTCATCAAGCTCATCAGCAGTCTTAAAGGCTTTCTGTACTTCTTCACCCAATTCACCTGTAATCTTAATCACGCTAAATTTGGTTGGTTTAGCAACGCATTTATCACGTTTAATCATTTTTAATCCTCCCCGAACACTTCAAACGCCCGCTTACGAATGTTGTATGGCTCATATTCCTTGGCCAATTGCTTGCTATCTAATGCTTTAGCTTTGTTTGCTTCGGCGTGTTGCTTCATTCGCCGGTGTTTCCGTTTAATTGTTGAACGCTTCTTAGTGTGTTTAGGCATCTTCGTCCTCCGTAATGTAGTATTTGTTTTCGTCAATCGCACGAATACGTCTATTAATCCAACTATTACTCTTTTTTAGCTCCTGAGACGTCCTAGTTTTACCCTGCTTACCTTCCATGACTAATTTAATGGCATTATACTGGGTACGCGTAATCTCCATGTAATCGCCGGATACAGCCTTAATTCCAGGCATCTTATGCAAGTTAGCTAGTTTGCTCTCAGGCGCGTTATCCATGCTGCCATATCTCGCTTCTAGCTTATGAATTACTTCCAGTTCTTTAGGCCAATTTTTGCTTGTCATAGGTTAGCCTCCTTTTGATTCTAATTTAGCCAAACGATCTGCTAAACGCTTGCGATCATCGTCACTAATGTGATTATTTGTTCCATGATTAGCATCATATTGTGCCTTTTGGTCTTTAGCCCACTGAGGAATGATTTCTTTACGAGTGTTTTTTTGATAACCTCGGTTTTGTGGCTTAGGTGTCAAATCTAGTTCATCATCAAAGCGTCCGTTAAACCAAGTTGCGCCATTTAATGGGTGATACCAGTTAGAATTAAGCTTGATATACTGCTTATAGCGGTCTAACTTGTTAAACAGATATTCATTCGTGTGATCAACTGATTTTTTTCGCCAAGCCTTGTAATGATTAAAAGCTTGTCCCTTACCTTTTTTGTTTGGGTAGACTTGCCAAATTTCTTCAAAATCTTTTTCAAGTTGCACAAGCGGTGTGGCGTTAGCCGCACTATGTTTTTTATTACTTGTATTATTAACTGTAGTATTAATACTTGTATTATTATCTCTCTGGTTTTTCGGTGTAGGGGTACTCTGGTTTTTCGGTATACCCCCCACCGAAATTCTGATATACCTATGCTCGATTTCACGTGTACCCTCTTTATAAATTACATCACGTGAAATATGACCATTGATTTCTAGCGCCTTTAACCACGTTTGAATTGTTGACTTAGCCACACCATACAAATCTGCAAAGTAGCTATCACTTGCCCAGCAATACCCTTTTTGATTACATAAGGCTGTTATCTCGCCATACAATAATGACGCTTTTCCCGGAAGGTTATTGTCATACCTAACGCTTGCGGGAATAATGGCGTAATAGTTTGGTCTTTCAACTGTTTCCGTCATATCGGTTCCTCCAATCATGGGCATTCCACCCACCCGGTGTATTAGTCACTGCTGTATTTACCTTTCAAGCCAATTCGTTTTAATGTTTCTTTATCTAGTTTTATGCCATCTACTGGAACGTGGTATTTTGCACTAAATGCCACGGAGCCAATTTGCTCTATCTCGCTGTGATGGACTCGACACAATGCCATAACGTGCCGTTTGGTGTGGTCAACGTGTGTTCGGTTCATTCCCACCCCAATAACGTCTACATGATGAATATCAGCATGATTACCGCATATCATGCATACTCGATGGCGACAACACTGGAACAGGTAATACTCTTGCTCACGTGGTAATAGCTTATAGCCTTCCTTGAACGGTACGTGCCACTCAAACATGAAGTCGATGACTAGGTCTAGCAACTGGTTAGCATCGCTCACAGACGATTGTGTGACGTCTGACAGGCTAATCTGCTTGCCAAACGTGTATGACTCATACTGCAAATAAAACAAGTTTTTCAAGAAGTCAGTCGGCATGCCTGACCACGTATAGATGTCACTAAGCAACGCGAAGAACAAGCGTCGTTGTTGTGGCCTAGCTTTGCGTGTATCAGCTATCTCCGAATACGTGTAGTATTCGTCAGCAGAGCCACTGACCGTCTCAATATGGTCAAGATTAGGCTTATGAGGGAGCTTCTGAACCTGATACCACTCGCCATCTTTTTCAATTAACTTAGTCGGTAGCAGTTCCACATGATCACCTCAGCTTAAAACGGCAAGTCATTGTCCGTAATATCAATCTGGCCGCCATTATTTCCATACTGATTTTGGCTGTGATCATCTTTTCTATTACTGCTATTGTTTAAGTTGCGGCTATTACTATTAGCACCTTGATGATGTTCAGATTCAGCCCGTGGTTCAAGCAATGAGAAATTATCAACGACTACTTCAGTAACGTAAATACGAGTTCCCTGCTGATTTTCATAGTTTCTCGTTTGAATGTGACCATCAATTCCAATAAGTGATCCTTTATGTGTGAAATTAGTGAAATTTTCAGCAGCCTTCCGCCAGATGACGCAGCTAATAAAATCAGCTTCACGTTCTCCATTTTGATTTGTAAATTGTCGATTTACAGCAATCGTGAACGTTGCAACCGCGGCACCGCTATTCGTATAGCGTAATTCTGGATCTCTTGTAAGCCTACCAACTAAAACACTTCGGTTAATCATGCTTTTTCACCCACCTTATCCGTTAATTTTTCAAGTTGTTCCGTAATTAGCTTAATCAATGAATTTGCCATGTCATGACGTAATGCACCAATTGTTGTTAACCCCAGATATCCCTTCTGAACATCCTTTGCTGGTTTACCAGTAGTTTTAGCCATTTCGTTAAACAGATTAGTTAACAGTTTTTGCTGATTATGATTGGCCTGTTCGAACTGCGGTGCACCATCATTTGCTGACTGACCATCATCATCGGTTTCAGAGTTAACGCCAAACGTTGTACTCAATGAATATCGCCGTGCATAGGTCATGGCGCTACCGACATCTTGCGCTTTGCCACTTGTTTTGATTTCAGTCCATGATGATTCAAATCGATAACCGTCTTTGTGAAAGACAATTGTTCTAACCGATACGATTCCCGCATTTGTCTTAGTATCTTGAAGCCAGGCCAATCCAGTCTCCTTGGCTCCTTCGTTGATAGCCTTAATCAAATCTTTTAGCATAACATAATCATATTTTGTGCTTTTATAACTAACGTGTCCGTTTTCTTTTGGTGCAACAACTTGCTGTTGAAATAATGCTAATGCACTAGCAAATGCTCCCATAGTCTTAGCTTCTTCAAGACTCATTAGTTCACCGCCTCAAATTTAATGCCATTCTTTTTCATATATGAAGATAGCCCCCACATCTGGTCTTTAGTGGCTGTAATTTTCAAAGTTCGAGTAAGAGACACTACTTCGCCAGTGTCTGTATCGACAATTTTACCGGTGCTCGTTTCTTGCTGATGCTCTGCAGCCACTTGCTGTTTAAGCTCTCGCTGACGTTCACGTTCTTTGGCTGATTCAACTTGCCGGTCAATTGCTTGCAACAAGTACTGGACATCCTGTCCTTGCTTCAACTGGTCAATCCATGGGATGGGATCAACGTCGACTGCTTGAGCATACTTGGTAATCATCGTTGTGGCAGTAGCCAACTTATCCTTGGCTTGCTTTACCACCGTCATCGACGATGCAACTTCTTGAGTGATTTGTTTGTTGCTGATGCTCTTATTCAGCCAACGAGGATCGAATTCAATTTCATCCACCTCAACGTCGTAATTGGGTGCCATTTCAGCGATCAAGCCCATCACGTCAACTTTGCGTTGTTCGCGGCGTTGAACTTCCAGCTCACCAAGCCCTTCATCAATCGGATCAATGATCATATCGATGCTAGCTTCCAGCTTTTTGACTTTGGTTTCAAACTCACGTAATGGTTGATTATAATTTCGCTTGATTTCTTTGCGCCGATCATCAAGCACCTTTTTGAGCTTGTTCAATTTGGCTCGCACTTGCTTGCTGTCGGTTACGTTATCTTCGGTGATTACTAAATTCGAGTAGCGCGATACATATTGCGCAATAGCTGCCTGCAATCCTTCCAAATTGTTAATTTTGATTGGTACCGGTTGATAGTCCACTTTATAGTCTGGTAGATTAATTACTTCATTCGCCATTATTTAAGCCCCCTATCGATCATAAGTGCGTTTAAGTCCATTGCTTTAATCATGTTGTCTCACATCTGACGTAATTCTGGCGTTAATGCGTGTGGATCAATCGATGCAATCAGTGCAACACCGTGGAAAATGCAATGCTGTTGTTCTAAATAAGGTAATGATTTTTCCATAATTACCGTCCTCGCTTTCTTAATGCTTGCAAACGAGAGTGCTTTGGAATAAAGTAAATGTTGGTTCTAATTGTCTCTTCCATTAGTCCATCGTTAGCCGATACTAGCGATGGCTTTTTTTTGTGCTCGTTTCCAGTTGTTAACTGATAAAACTGATACTTTTTGCATGATCATCCTCCTACTTGAGCACTTGAATACCATTGGTAATAATCTCGAATTGCTGTCCATTTTGTTCAACTACAGCCACATCTTTTTGAGTGCGCAATGTGAACGGAATTTTTTTTAATATCTACTACTTTACCAACGCCGGCTTCTCGTATTAATTGGCCACAACTATACTCTGCCTTATAACTCACTCGATCACCTACATGAACTTTCATGGTTATTCCTCCCGATACATTGGTGGTAATGTAAATGTCCATCCATCGTCGTTTTCTTCATCTGGCTCGCAAACATTAATATCGTGTTCTTGTAATTCAGCAATAAACTCTTCTGAATAGTAAAGACGCGGGTGCCTTTTAATAATTCCGGTTGTGTCATAAGCAATAGCATTAATCAGCTCACGTTCATCTGCACGAATTGCGTTATACTTACGTGCTCTTAACGCGTGCTCAATGTCTTCTTCATACATATTGTCTCCTCCTTAAATTCCAAACCAGTTTCTAATCTCACGGCGCTTGTACCACACGGATGTCAACGCCCAAGTTAATACTGCTACTTCTAACATGGCAATGCCTCCTTATGAGCTGAATCATCGTCTACCCGCCTAGGTTTTAGTTACTTAAATTCTGATGATTCAATAACCACTTATCGACTGCTGGTGCGTACCATTTTCCGTCTTCTTCTGGCTTTGGGAACCCTTCTTTGTCACGATAGTGTTTGTCAAATGTATCGACCTTAATGCCAAACTCAGAGTAGAAATCTTTACGTCCAATCATTTTATGATCAACAGCTTGCTGACTACGACCATCCGCAATACCTTGTTCATATGCTTGTGTGAAAAGCTTCGACAAAGCACTTATCAAACTGTCCATCTTGGTCACTCCTTTCGGTGTATAATTTTGTTAGTTCAATTAATCGAGGTGAAAATTTATGAAGCAATTCAAGTGTCCATTTTGTGGTAGCTTAATTAGTGATGAACAAGTGGTAACCAACAAATTTCATAACTTATTCATGTTGTCCTCTGTGGACAAGGCTAATCACAAAATTGACCCAAATGGAATCGTTGTGAATGTTATAGAATGCGACGAATGCCATAATTGTTGGCTTCGCGATCCAAACAATTAAAAGTACGCTTTCAATTTGTGTTCCTTGCTACCGCCAAGCTTGGAACACTCTTTTTATTTCTTACGGTACATCTTTCATTCTTAAATCCACGCAACTCGCCCCCTATGTTTGCTTAGTTGTATACTTGATTTATCCCAATTAACCGAGGTGATAAATATGGAAATTAATGACTACAATCTTACAAATGATGCCAAATTTCTAATTGCATCAATGTATAAAGAATATTTAGACCGTCGTATGACTGGCATAGAAAAACGGCAAGCCAGAAGCTTCGACAGTGTCGCCGAAATCAATTCAAAAATCATGCCACAGTGGAATGAAGCAGATGTACTTGATACTTGCTTCGAACTAAGGGACAAGGGATTAATAACAGGATCACCAGCGAATATGACACTTGCATATATCAATATGACAACTGATTCGGTCGCCGCACTCGAAGTTTCTTTTAAAGATAGATTAGATAAAGTAATCGACTTTATTTCAAAAATTAAGAACGCTATTCCTTTTGTTTAACCAATTACAAACCAATCCTTAGCCGTCAAATCATCTAAATTTGGCTCCCAACGAACAAAAGCTTGCCGATGATTTGGCAGTACAATAATGCCAGCTGAAGTGTTGGTTGGAATATAAATACATGGTCTTGGCTCGTCCTTATGCCTTGCAATTCCACGTCCGCTTTTTTGTGCTTCTTTAATCGCTTTACCTATTTTCATTCCGTTCACCTCCTTGCTAGTTGTATAATTAAGCCATCTCAATAAAGTGAGGTGATAAATATGAATTTAAAGCAAGCCGCTATACTTGATTTTAGTTTCAATGAATTGCTCCACGATCTTGATAGGGGCAAAGCTAAAAGATGTGTTTGGTCTTTCAACAATGAACTTTTCACAGCATCTTTTTATAAGAACAGTCCATTCAAAGATGGCAAAAAGCTGTTTTCCTATAACGAAGCTTTTTCGAAACGTTTTCCCAGAAAGGATTCATTTACTGACCCAAGAATTTTTTGGCTTAACAATTTGCCGCTATTCATAAATGATCTTAAAAACTTTATTCTTTCCGACCAGGTTGATGAAGACGATCTAGTTGAAAATTTTGTTTTGACAAACGTTTCCTTTTTCAAAAAAGATTTAGGCAATTTCAGTTTTTATCTTTTTCCAGAAGACGCTCAAATTGAAATAGTTTCAGCTATTTCAGTCGAAACTTTGGATCAAAATGTTTGATATGTTCCAATACATTTTGAAGTTCAGCACTAAGTTGCTGAGCTTTTTTAATTTCAGCTTTTAGATCCTCGCCATTTTCTAAAACTAATGTAATTCCAGGTTCTTCTTCGTTTGCTAAGAGAGCCCTGCCGTACTTTTTAATGCCGATTATTTCTTTTTTATCTTCCATGTTTTTAATCCTCCTATACTGGTACCCATCTAGATGGAATTGATTTCTTGAAAGGCTTACCATCTGATGATTAAATATCTAACATGCTTCTAATTCCTTGCTTTTTGCATCGTTCTCTTGACGATTTGCAATAGTCTGGTCAATTGTTTCTTTGATTGACATTTGGTTTTTCAAAGCTTCCGTGTTACTTGCGATAACACTGAGGTCTTTTTCGATTGCCCATAATACGTGTACTAGTTGCTTTAGTGTTTTTGTCATACTGCTTCACCTCCTATGCTGGCTGTTCATTTAAGTAAAGGTCGCTCATACCAAGCATGTCCGCTGCTTGTGCTAAAGCGTCATAGTTCGTAGCTTGAACTTCGCTAACTGTGCTCGGCTCCCACTTACCACCGTTAACCCGAGATTTAAGGTTAGGGTTCAACATCGTATCGTTATACTCAAGCAAGAATTTCAGTGCTTCACGTACATTTTCAAATTCCATTGTTTTACCTCCTATGCTGGCTCCTTGTCGAATCGAAGTGACGTCTGTCGAATGATCGTCTTAGTTGCTGTAGATGGCTCCCAATCGTTGATGAAGTCCATTACCATCTGGTAGTCCTTCTTGCGTAGCATTGACCGAGCGCTCACGTTAGCAATCTTCTTGATTCCACTGCCGATATCCTTGAACAGCTCACCTCGTTGTTTCTGTGTGATATGACCATAGCTATGTGCGACTTCCGACACGCGCTGATTAACACGCCGGTTAAGCGCACTATATTCAGGATTAGGAATAACTTGGTTCTCTTTGAGGTCTTTCACATCGCCCTCTACACTGTCTAGGCGCTGATTCGTTTCCTCATTGGCTTGCAATGCCAATCTGGCAATCTCTCGTGGCGATGTTGGCAATTTCGCTTGTTCTTCCATAGAGTTAAACGCCTCGATGTACTGAAGCTTAAATTTAAGTGCCTTATCTCCCGTGAATCCCATTGCTAGCAAAGTGAAACCGTCGCGATTCATGTAGAAAGCCCGGCGATTACGGCCGTAGCTATCTGGAATATTTGTTTCACCGAACATCTGCGCAAAATTGCGCACATCTTTTTTAAGATTAGTGATAGCTTTCAAAACATCTCGATGGTTCTTGTCAAATACCTCTGCCACTTGCAAACTGCTAGTAACGGCTTGTTGGTTCTTCATAATTACTAAATCATTCATGCGGATCATTCCTTTCTATGCTGGTTGTTTTTGTCGCGTTAATGCGACTTTTTCTGTTAAAAAAATATCAATCACTTCTTGATTTGTAAGAGGAATAAACTTTTGCATTTTTCTAATTTCTTCAATTGTAAATTTATTTCCACCATCCTTAAGCTTTCTGGACAGAGTGCTCCGGTTTATCCCTAATGCCACTGATAAAGATTCATGTGTGATATGGCGTTCAACCATCAATCCCTTGAGCCGGTCAATCTTAATATCTAACATATTAATATTCACTTCCTTTCAGTCGCATTAATGCGACTTGATGAATAAAGTATAATTCCACCTGTTGCGAAAGTCAACACAAAAATCGCAAAAATGCGATTTTTCTTTGTTGCATTTTTGCGACATGGTGTTATACTTTATTTATCATATTAAGGGAGGATGTATTACATGAACGTTGGTGATAGGATGAAATCCATTCGAAAACAACAAGGAATTAGTGCTGACCAACTAGCAGAATCAATTGGTGTTTCTCGTTCAACTATATTTAGATATGAAAAAGGTGATATTGAAAAAATGCCAATTGAGGTTGTCGCTAATGTGGCTAGTTCCTTACATGTTTCACTCGTTGACTTAATGGGTATATCCAATGATAGTATATCTGAAAAGATAACTGAAATTGTTTCAAAATTAAACCCTGATCGTCAGCAAAATGTTTACAACTACGCCGACAATCAATTGAAAGAACAAAATGGTAAAGTTGTTAACTTGCCACTTGTTGGTAAGTCAGCCGCTAACCCTACTGAATTGACCTATGGCGATGTAGAAATTGAACATGATGACTTCACCGACGTACCGCACGGGGCAGATACAGCCATCCGTATACAAGGCGATTCGATGGAGCCACTGATTCACGATGGTCAAATTATCTTCTACCATCAGCAAGAAGAAGTTGAGAATGGTGAAATTGCTATCGTTGAAATTGATGGAGACGGTGTTACTTGTAAGCAAATTTACTACGACTACACTTCTGATGAAGTCATCTTGCGATCTATTAATAAAAAATATGAACCACGTCATGTTAAAGATGACCAGGTACGTATTATAGGCAGAGTTATATTATAGGAGCTTATTGCTCCTATGCTTATGCGTCAAAAAGAACACACGTTCTGCATATTTAGCGGTATTATACTTACATAAGACCAGATACGGATGTCGGTAAAAGCTAGAAAATTGGAGGAATAAATATGTTAGACGCTTTAATGACGATATCATTACTTAGCCTTTTTATGATACCAATTGGGTTGATTTGGCTTATTACTTCTTTTGTAATGAAAAAGAGGAAAGCAATTCCTATCATCTTGATGACTGCTGGAATGCTATTTTTTTTTTAACAGGAATAATTTCGTACAATACTTGGAACAAAACACAACCAGTGTCTGAAAAAACCGGTAATTATACAATTTACCCAATAAAAATTTCAAAAGTAAAGATAAATGATAATAATTGGGAAATTTATGGATCAACGGAAGCTCCTAATGGTAGCAGAGTTTTTGCAACAACATTTAACTCTGAAAATTACTACTATCTAAAACAACTCGTAGATACTGATTTATATAACGTAAATGTAAGAAATCATAAGTATAAAATCACGATCGATCCCATAGATGCAACCGATGATACTTCCTATAATAAAACTAAAAAAATTCCAGTTTACATTGTTGCTATTGGCAATTACGACGGAAATTCAAAAATATCAAGTAGAACAAAAAAAGTCATTAAAAAGCATTTCGGGCCCGCTAAGTTTCATTTAACTACAAGTCAAATCGCCTACTATAATAGCCTAAATGATAATGACGATTCGAATTCATCAAGTAGTGAAACCGACAGCGATAGTGAATTGTCAGGACAGTCCAATTCAAGTAGCGTTGACAAAGACGCATCATCAGCATTCAGCAAATCTGTTTCAGAACTAGCAAAAAATATCGGAAATTCTAATAATTTGCCTATATCAGCAAAAGTTAGTGATAACGGTGCTTCGGTCGTCTACTATGTTCCAGAATCAGCAAGCTCAATGAGCAAAGATGATAAATCGACACTAGCTTCCGACTTGATACCAAGAACAGACAAACTTGCTGATATGTGTAGCGTTGATCAGCCAACTGATATTTATATACAAACCGCCGATACTTACAAGACAATTGCTAAAACAACTCTTACCGGAGGTACAAAAGTGTACTAACTTATAGACCAGATACGGATGTCGGTAAAAGCTGGGAAATTGGAGGAATTGTTGAATGTTTATAACGATTTTGGGATGGATAATTATTGTCTTTACTGTACTGGTATGTATCGGTATGTTTTTAAAAAAATGAAGACGGAACCAGCAATTCCATTAGCCAAAAAATACTGACAATTGTTGTGAGTGTATTGGTAATATTTTTCGGACTGTATTTGTCTGGTCATTCTAAGCGTGTTAATGAGGCAAAACAAGAATCTATTAGCTCGTCACGAAAAGAATCAATAAGTCAATCTAAAGAAGATAGCAAGTTTTCATCAAGTGAAGATAAAGAGTCTAGTGAGGACGATGAGAACGGAAAACTATTTATCAGGGATTTCAATGTTTATCTTTCTAACAAGAAAATGGGAACTTCAAGTATTGAAGATGGAGTTGTTAAAGTTGTGCTTCCAAATTCAGTCGAAAATATGAGCGTAGCAGATTTTACAGCTTTAGCTCAAGAAATTTACGACCATGCTAATACTCTTGCCAGTGGCGAAGACTATGATGCCGGAATAATTTATTTCTACTCTCAAAATGGTGGCGAACTAGCAAGATCTACGTTCAGCGGTGGCATTAAGGTTTTTAAGGAGTAACCAAGTC